CGGCAACACCATGGCCTTCCCCAAGGACGAGACCACGCCCTGGGGCAGTAACGGCATCCGCGCCTTCTGGCAGGGTGAGGCCACCCCGGCGGCGGGCACCAAGCCCGTCCTGGGCCTGGCCACGCTACGCCTGAAAAAGCTCATGGCGCTGGTGCCGGTAACCGACGAGCTGCTGGATGACACCAATGCTCTGTCGACCTACCTGCCCGACAAGATCGCCAACTCCATTCGCTGGAAGACGAACGAGTCCATTCTGTTCGGCTCGGGCACAGGCGTTCCGGCCGGCTGTATGACCGCAGCCACCACAGTGACGGTGGCCAAGGAGTCGGGGCAAGCCACTCAGACTCTTTTGGCCCAAAACCTCGCCAAGATGATCTCGCGCCTGCCTCCTGGCTCCTTTGCCAAGGCGGTGTGGATCGTCAACAACGACGTGCTGCCGGCGCTCTTCACCCTGACCCTGGGCAATTACCCGATCTACCTGCCCACGGGGCTGGGCGTAGGCGGCATCCAGGTTTCGCCCTACGGCACCTTGCTGGGCCGACCTGTCTTCGTCTCGCAGCATGCCAACTCCTTCTCGGGACAAGGTGACGTGCTGCTGGCTGACCTGTCGTACTACCAGACCATCACCAAGGCGGGCGGTATGCAGACGGCGACCTCCATGCACCTGTACTTCGATGCGGACCTCACGGCCTTCCGTACCACTTTCCGCATGGACGGCCAATCCAAGATCGCAGCGCCCATCACTCCTGCGAAGGGGAGTTCCAGCCTTTCGCCCTTCGTTCAACTGGGCGCGCGCTGATCGCCCTAACTCTCAAGGAGAACAATCATGTTTCCCAACGCAAAGGGCAGTGAACTGCTCGCCATCCTGGCTACGCTCGATCCCTCCAGCCAAGCGGCCGGAACTGTTACTACGGGCTGGATCTCAGTGGCCAACCACCACGGCCTTCTGGCCATTGTCCAGACCGGCGTGCTCGGCACAGGCGCTACGGTCGATGCCAAGCTCCAGCAGGCCCAAGATGCCTCGGGCACCGGCGCCAAGGACATCACTGGCAAAGCGATCACTCAGATCGTTAAAGCCACCGGTGACAACAAACAGGCGCTCATCAACGTCAAGCCCGAGGACCTTGATACGGTCAGTGGCTTTGGCTTTGTACGCCTGTCCGTCACGGTAGGGGTGGCAGCAAGCCAGACGGCAGCGCAGGTGTTGGGCATCAACGCCCGTGAACTGCCAGCAAGCACGGCTAACCAGGCTGCTGTCGTGCAGATCGTCTGATGCCGCTGCAACTCGTCACCCCACCCGCGGAAGAGCCCGTCTCGCTTGCCGAGGCAAAGCAACACCTGCGGGTGGACGGTGGCGATGATGACCTGCTGATCGGTTCACTCATCACCGCGGCCCGCCAAGCAGCTGAGACCCAGACAGGCAGGCAGTTGATCACTGCGCGCTGGAAACTGGTACTTGATGCCTTTCCCGGTCCACTGATGCAATCTGCCTTCGGCGCGTCATTTGGCCTGCCCGGTCACGCGGTACTGCTCGCCAAATGCCCTGTTCAGTCGGTGGTGAGCATCGAGTATCTGGACATGAATGGCACCACTCAGGTGATGCCAGCGAGTGACTACGTGCTCGATGCGGCCTGCGAACCGGCTCGTCTGACACCAGTCTTTGGTAAGACTTGGCCGCCTACCTTGCCTCAGATGGGTGCGGTTTCCGTCACCTTTGATGCGGGCTACGGCGCTGCCAGTTCAGTGCCCGAGGGCCTCAAAAGCTGGATCAAGCTGCGTGTGGGCAGTCTTTACGGGCATCGGGAAGAAATGTCCGTGCTCTCACGCGGTCGGATTGATCCGTTGCCCTTTGTGGATGGCCTCCTCGACGGCTTCAAGGTGAGCCTGGTATGAGTGTCATCAGCGCCGGGCAATTGAACCGCCGTGTGCTGATCCAGCAGCCGACGACAGTCAAGGATGCCCTTGGAGCCCCCACCCAAGTCTGGGCTGATGTCGCCGCGGTGTGGGCCGATATTGCCCCAATCTCGGGACGCGAGGCGCGCATCGCAGATCGGATTGCATCCGAGGTCAGTCACCAGATTACGGTCCGATACCAGCCGATTTTTGCGGATCCCAGTGCGGCTGCTCGAATGCGGGTCCTGTTCAAGGGACGCGTGTTTGCCATTCATGGTGCGCTCAACGAGGACGAGGCCAATGTCGCGGTGATCCTGCTGGCCAGCGAGGGGGTGCGTGATGGCTAGAGTCGAGACGGTGCGCATTGAGGGTCTGGCTCAGTTGGATCGGGCGCTTCGTGAGTTACCTCAGCGCGTGGCCAATCGAGGCCTGCGGGCATCGGTTTATGCCGGTGCCAAGGTCATCCGCGACGAGGCCCGCGCTCAAGCGCCCAAGGCTGCGCAGTCGCTTGGCCCCAAGCAGCCTCCACCTGGAACGCTCAAACGCTCGGTGATCATGAAACACGTCCGGGAGCTTTCTGGTGGTGGGCGGCAGACGTTTTATGTGCTGGTCCGGCATGGCAAAAAGTACCGCAATCAAGGCAAGCGGGGCAATTTGTCCCAAGACGCCTGGTACTGGCGCTTTCTGGAATTCGGGACGCGAAAGATGAGTGCCCGACCGTTCTTGCGTCCTGCGCTGGAGTCACGCAGGCGCGAGGCAGTCAATGCCATCAAGGATCGTCTTGCCCAGCGCATTGAAATCGAAGCCAAGGCCCTGAATCGAGGTTAGCGATGCAGGACTTTTATGACGCCATCAAGCATCTGGCAGGCGGACAGGTGTACGCGGTCGTGGCTCCCCAGGACGCCCAGTACCCAACGCTGGTCTACACCCCAGTTGACAGCGCCAGTGTCGTCTCGCTCGACGGCCCCAATTCGCTCAGGCGTTCCAGGGTGCAGGTCGACGCCTATGCCCGCACGCTTGCGCAATGCGACCAATTGCAAGACCAGGTACTCGCAGCACTGCTCGCGGACATCCATGCGGTGGCCGATGTGCGCATGGGTCTGACTGATTTTGATGAAGAAGCCCGGATCTACCGAGTGTCCGTGGACTTCACCTACTACCGCTGACCTGCCGCAAGGCGGGTCTTTTGTTTCTTCACAAGGAGGCTCTCTATGCCTAGTACTGCCATCACCGCGCAGGGCATCACCATTGCCCGTTTCGGTACCACCACATTTGAGACCATCCCCAACGTCGTGTCCTTTCAGGGACCCGGAGGCCAGGCGTCGGTCATCGATGTCACCAATCTCGCCTCAACCTCAAAGGAGAAGCGGGTCGGCCTTCGTGATGAGGGCCAACTGTCCCTGAGCATTCACTTCAACCCCGACGATACGGTGCACCAGGGCTTGCGCACCGATCGAGCGAACCGAGCCCGACGTCAATTCAAGATCACTTTCACCGATACAGCACCGGCTGCAACATGGACTTTCTACGGCTATGTGACGCAGTTCAGCGTTCAGGGTGGCGTGGACGCCGTGGTCGAGGCCAGCGTGACCATTGAAATCGATGGCGACATCACGGAGGCATGAAACAAATGAACATTCTTTCCAAAGACGCCATCTTGGCTGCCGACGATCTTCCGCGCGAGACGGTCAGTGTTCCTGAGTGGGGAGGTGAAGTCCTGGTACGCACCATGAGCGGTACGGATCGGGATGCCTTTGAGGCGAGCCTTCTTGAAAAGGATGGTCGCATGGAGAACGTTCGCGCTCGATTGGTGGCACTCACTCTTTGCGATCCCCAGGGCGATCGTCTGTTTGATGACGGCGAGATCGCGGCGCTGGGGCGAAAGAGTGCTCGTGCGCTCGATCGCGTCTTCTCCGTGGCCCAGCGACTCAACGGCATCGGTGTGGAGCAGGTAGACGCTGCAAAAAAGGGCTGAAGGCCAACCCCTTTCGGCGCTCGGTTTTTCGGCTGGCACTTGCCCTGGGCATGCCAGTTCGTGAGTTGCTGGCGCGTGTGGGGTCGGATGAACTGACCGAGTGGATGGCCTTTTACCAACTAGAACCCTTTGGCGAGATGCGAGCGGATCTGAGAAGCGGCGTGGTCGCTGCGACCTTTGCCAATGCCCATCGAACCAAGGACGCCAGGGCATTCACACCTGAAGACTTCATGCCCTACATCGAACGCACAACGCCCAAAGACGATGCACGCCTGAATGTCGCCCGCTTTAAGGCCATGTTCTCTCATAGGGTGAAAAAGCATGGCTGATCTTGGGTCGTTGGTTGTCAAGCTCTCGGCAGAGACTTCCGAGTTCCGCGAGGACCTGGGACGCACAGCCCGCTTGCTGGACCGCCACGCCAACGAAATGAAGGCGTCGATGCAGCAGGTGGCCAGTGTGGCCAAGACGACCTTTGCCGTGGTGATTGGAGCCACCTCCGTTGCGGCCTTGAGGGACTTTGTCACCCACACACTGGAGGCGGTAGCGGCTCTACAGGGCCTGTCGGAGCAGACAGGCGCGAGCGCTGTCGCACTCTCGGGATTTGCACCGGTTGCAACCATCTCAGGCACGGCCATGGAGGCCATTGGCGTAAGCCTGGCCAAACTGTCTAAGGGGCTTGCAGGTGTTGATGATGAAACGGCCGGTGCGACCAAGGCCCTCCAGTTCCTGGGAGTGCGTGCCAAAGATGCAAGCGGCAACCTGCGTGATCCTGCAGAGGTCATGAACGATGTCGCACTCAAACTGGCCGAGTTTGAGGACGGTGCTGGCAAGACAGCCATCGCCATGGAGCTTTTTGGGAAGTCAGGGGCAACGATGCTCCCCTTCCTCAAGGATCTGGCGGAGAACCAGGACCTCAATATTCGACTGACGGCCAAGCAGATCGAGGAAGCCGACCAAGCTTCCAAGGCAATGGGCCGTATGCGTGCCGAATCGAACTTTGTGGCGCAGACCTTGGTCACCGCTGCAATCCCCTCGATGTCGGTCCTGTACCAGGAGCTCAAGAATGTGGTCTTGGGGACAGACAACGCTGTAACCAGCGTGCAGCGGATGCGTTCTGATGGAACGCTCACGAGCTGGGCCGAAAAGACTGCCTACGCGCTCGCTGTTGTTGTTGATGCCCTGAGAGCGATTGGAAACACGATCAAGTCTGTGATCGGGAGCTTTTCTGCTGTCTGGGCCGACATCGAACTTGCCGGTACGTTCTTGGCGGGTGGTAAGGGCCTGAACCCGTTCTCAGAGGAAAACCGCGCACGCCTGCAGGCTGCGCTTGAGAAACGAAATGCCATCGTCGCGCAGGCAAATCAGAATTACGTTGACCTGTGGGAAATGCCGCTGCTGGCAGACGCTGTTACCAAACGGTTTGAGGAGATCCGAAAAGGCACGGCCGCGGCAAATGCCGCCACCGAGTCTGCGGCGCCACGAAAAAAACTGAACTACAGCACTGCCACTGGCGCAATGA